CGAAGTTTGGTCACCAATGATCCCCACCATTACTTTAAATGGATGGCGCAAATGGCCGGAGGTAAGTCGCGACCGGTGGTACGAGAGAAGCGACACACTAGTGTGCCTAGAGACCAAGGTGTACTTAAGGTGCTCGACGCTCTTGATCGTAAGGGCGAACTGGCAACGCATGGCAGTAGTAGTAGACTCGCCAGGTGGCTTGAGTACATGGCACGAGGCTCGGACGTAGATTACAGAACTCCTTTCTTCGCAACTAGGAGTGGAGAGGGGAAGCTCGTGTCTACTGCGAGAGAGGAGATTGTGACCAGGTTCGATGGCGTATGGAAGCAAGAGGTAGGAGAACCAATCCTTGATGCGTATCTTCCAGCCATTGAGCAAAGTGAACGTCAAAACATAGGTCCTATGTCGATGTTCACAGCTTGGAAGAATGACGGTCCCGATAAAGCGGACGCAGTCTTCAGGGATAAACCTCAACTCCCTGTTTTCAACGAGAGAGCGTGGCAAGAGGCGTTAGATCGCTTACAAAGTCTCGTTGGATCACAATCCTCCGAACTGATTTCACCCGATGACGCCATTGCCGGCGTGGGTGATGGAGTAGAAGGCGGCATGGATACGACAACTAACTCAGGGGCGCCGTTCTGGATACATCCATGGAAACCAAGTGGCGTGGATGTTGAGGGCCATAAGTTAGATCGCGAAGTGCAGCAAGCTTATCAGTGGTATAGAGATAGAGTTAAGGAGCTGGTTCCTTACCTATCCCGACGCAGGTCAGCCAACGAGTTACCGTTATGGTGGGCTACGGCGTCGCAGCGACTTGTCCAGAAGGGTCCCGAACCCTTTAGTCCTAAGAGTAAGCGTCTAGTTGAAGCATATCCCAAAGAAGAGGCTATCATTGCGAAAATGATTACCACGCGACTGATGGACCAGCTTAGGGAGGTAAAGTCTCCTTGGGGTAACAGGATCATGTGTGCCTGGTTTGATCTGCCTCACGTTGACGGTAATATGCAACTTGTGCTTGAGCGAGCACATGAGGCTAATGTTATCGTTAACTCCGGTGATATTTCCAACTTTGATGCAAGCGTTCCACCTTGGGCTTTGTGGGACGTGGGACAAGTTATAGCTACATGGATACGAGGTGGCGAGAATCTCACTAAGAACCTGGTCTATATGATGGTGTACCGCACAGCGTTGGTAACACCGTCTGGTTTCTACGGACCAGGTCCCTCCAGTATGAAGTCAGGTTCTGGATTCACCAATTTGGTGGGTTCACTAACCAACCTGGCTATGCAATTCTACGGAGAAGCGCTGGGGTTATATAAGTTGTCCGCATTTGCTGTGCTAGGTGACGATTTTATAACCGCTGGTGAAGGTGTAAATCCGGATTCCACCTCGGAGACCTTTGCAGCGTTCGGTATGGACGCTCACCCTGATAAGCAGTACTACCATCCTGATACCCTACAGTACCTGAAGCGCCTCCACGTGCGTGGTCGGCCAGGCGGTATTGCTAGCGTGTATCGTACCTTAGGGAGTGTCATGAGTCTCGAGAGACTTGCTGTTAAACCTAAGGAATGGAATAAGTTCGCGTATGTAGTGCAGGCACTTTCTAAGATTCAGAACGCGACGTTTAACCCTAATTTCGCTAACCTTGTTGAATTCATCCGGACGGGTGATAAGTTGCTTCTCGGTGCGGGGATGTCGGTCGAGGAAGTATTAACTGGCGCTGGGAACGCTGGTAAGAAACTACTCGCGGACGATGCGCGGCGCTCGTGGAAGCAGTTAGGAGACAAGATGGACTTCGCGTCCTGGACCGTAAATGGGGTCCTGCGAGGGGAATCGTTACCCCCTAGCGGTGGAGAACTCTTCAG